AGGTGACGTGAGTCCTAAAAACGCTTACACTAGTAGAGCGACTACTGAAGTAATGGAAGATAACGATTATATATACTTTATATTTACTGTAGAGTCGGGCGACCCACATGCAGGGATGTTAGCTCAAATTACGAGACACGACAAGCAAAGAAAAGACTAGACTATCTACTAAATGCCCTCGTGCCGTTGTCCGCGGCTCGGGGGTTTTTTATTATTAGACCTATCGTATTAGTGTTTTTAAAAATAAAAAAGTTTTTATCAAAAAGTTTTCAAAACTACTAATATCTCTAATATACTAATAGAATCAATCTACAAGTCTCTTGGTTACTCGATTCGTTGTTTTATCAAAACTAATAGAATTCTATTACTCTATTAGAAATTATAGGTAAGATACCTAGAGGGCATGAGAAAACTATATAAAAGAGTTGTTTTATAATAAGATTGTAATATCACTTGGGAGACCAGAGGAGCTACAATGAAACAACTAACATATACTTCATTATTACCAACAGAAGACGGTAATGGATTTGTTGACGCCAACGGTAAGATTTGGCAACCACTTAACTCAAAGCAGAAGAAGTTTTGTAAAGAATACTTCAAAGGACAAACAGCTACTGAATCCGCGATAAAAGCAGGGTATACGAAGGACAGGAAGGGGGCTAAGACACAAGGCAGTGTATTACTCAATCATAACCCCGTTGTACGAAACTACCTCATCGACTTGGAAATCGCAGCCTCTCAGAAGGACGCAGTTTCTCTAGAGAATCATTTGTCCACTCTACACGACCTCAGAGAAGAGGCGAAAGACCAAGGTCAGATATCCGCTGCCATCACAGCCGAGGTCCATCGAGGCAAAGCTGGTGGACTCTACATCGATAGACGAGAAATACTGACCGCAAAGATTGATATGATGTCGAAGGACGACCTACTCACTCGACTCGAAACACTGATTAAGAAACGAGCGACGGATTCAAATATAATAGAGGGAGACTTTGCATCTAAAGAAGTTTAATTACTTTTGGTTGCAATCTGCTGTTCTTTATACTGCTTTACTTTGGTACCAATCAGGGCTATAATGATTGTACTAAGTAGGTAATTTCGCCACTTAGCTAGAAAGGAGAAAGATATGATAGATAAAAACTATAAAGCTGGAACTCAAAGAGGTTCTGCAAACTACGATGCAGTGATTACGCTCATCGCTACACCTAAAGGAAAGTTTCCACCTCAGGCTGGAATCATTATCGAGGCTTTAGTTGCTGCGAAAGGTAATACTTTAACAGTAGGTGAGTTGGTCGGGACCGATGGTTCTACTGAAAGTGCGTTAGATAAAGCTGGATTAAAAACAGTCCAGACTCCTAACGATATATGGACTCACTACAAAGCAAGACTTGTAGAAGAAGGACTGGTTACAATTAGCTAATAGCTGACTGGTACCAAAGGGCGACTTCGGTCGCCTTTTTTGTGCCTGCTCTACTCTACTCTATCACTCTACTCTATCCCTCTGCTCTATCGCTCTACTCTATCCCCATCCCTTTCCCTCTACTCTATCACTCTATCAATCAATCAATCCGCTCAGTCGTTCTAATCGCGGTTTTGTTTCCCCGTCCCGTCGTTCGCGTCCGTCTTAAATTCTAACTAACTTAACTAACTTATATAGGCTAACTAACCTAATATAATTAATTTAATTAATTTAACTAATACTATTGTATTGACTATAGAATGGTATATACTAGTTTATAAGATAGGTTAAAAGGGTACTTATCTTAATTAAACTATAACCCTTAGGAAAATAGAATTATGAAAACTAACGATAAAATGAAAGCAGTATTAGATAACTTAGCTAAAGCAAAAGCACCTAGAGGTGGCACCTCTTGTTCAATTAGTGTAGACCTTAAAGTGTCATTAATTGACGGCGTTGATACATCTAACTTACCTAAACAGGTACAACTAATCACTAACTATATTAGTGCTTTAGGTGGTACTGCAACTGTGCATGACATCAATGAGCTAGGTAATTTAGCTACAGGTTTACAAGCATGGGCAAGGAATGACGGCACACCTTATGAGCAATCACCACAACGAGTCTTAGCTCACTACTTTAATAAGTGTACAGGTGCTGTTGAGTGGTCTGATAAAAAAGGTATTAAAGCTGTGATTACTAGCTAAGCTAACCTAACCTAACTAAGGGCTACTTATGTAGCCCTTTTTTTGTGCCTATAATAAAACCCCTATACCCCCCTATTGACTTGTGCGGAGCCTGCCCTCCGCCACACCTTAGGTTCGCGTCCTTGGTTGCAACTACTTTACAAATAAGTCCCTAGTGAAAAAAATTTTGCGAAAAAAATTTTTGCGTTTATACTTTTGATATGGGATTTAAGTTAAGCATGATTTTAGGAGTCCTATTGGTAGCTTCTTTGGCAGGTTCTAAATACCTGTTCGACCAATTATCGCAATCTAAAGCTAATCAAATAGTTTTAGAAAATAAAATAACCGAACAAAATGATTCAATCAAACAATACCTAGCTAAACAAGAACAACTATCCGCGGACCTCGGTAAGTTGGAATCGCAAAAACAAGACGCTCTCCGTGAAGTCAATAAATTAAGACAAACATTTGCTAAGCACGATTTAGATAACCTTGCGTTAAATAAACCAGGATTAATAGAAAAGATTGTTAATAAAGGCAGTAAACAAGTCATGGATGACTTAGTAGACCTAACTTCGGTCCAGAAGGAAACCCCCTCTAATGAATAAACCCTTCCATTTAGTTCTACTAAGCTCATTCTTCTTTATAACAAGTTGTTCCCTATTGCCAACTAAACCTGTTGAAGTAAATACTATTGCCTTACCTGCCCCTATGTACCACCCACCACTGCCCATGGAAATACAAGCCGTTGGTGTTGAATGGAAAGTCCTAACTCCAGAAATCATGGAAGAATATCTAAAGTTAGTACAAGAAGGTAAAGCTCCTGCGGTTGCGTATTATGCGTTAACCACCCCTCAATATGAAAACTTATCGATGAACATGGCTGAAATAACACGGTATACTAAAGATATCCTGTCTATAGTTGAATATTATAGGGAATACGATAACGACGAAAAATAATTCGCGGACCAAGGACACCGACCCTAAGGTTAACTCATTTACTTTATTTTAACGTTTTACTTTGCAAACTACCATTAGTTAGCATATACTTAGCAAATGGCATTAGAGTTAGAAAGACCACAACCAGAACAGCAATTAAAACCTGCGATGAATCCATTGCTTCAAGGTATTTTTAATTTGTTAGGTGGCGGTCTTGAAGGTGCTTTACCGAACGACCCCGTAATAGAAAATTTAGTACAAGCGGGAGGTGTTGTAAAAGATATCGTTAATGACCCTTTAACTTATTTAGGCGGTGGTACAGTAGCAGGAACAAAAGCAGCCTTAACTCCTTTTTTAATAGCTAGACGAAAAGAAATACAACAAACTCTTAAAACTTTTGACGAAGACCCGATATTAAAAGGTAATGAAACTGTTCGAAATTCTCTTAAACAAGAACTAGACCAAATCAATAAAACAGAGGCAGAAGATTTAAGAATAAAAGAGCAATATGAAGGGTTTGTAAAAGACCCTACAACGTTTGGTAAAAAACAACCGATAAAAGAATTAGCAGACGCTACAAAGAAAACAGGTAGAAAACCTATGTCTGTTGATGAAATAGCTACACAAATTCGCAGGAACGAAGAAGCAGGAACACCGTTTGTGTTTCGTGGTGAAAGAGGAATAGCTTCGTTACCAAATAAACCAAAGTATTTAGCCGCTGATGCTTTAGATACAAGATTACCTAACTTTAGTAAAGAAGGTTTTGAAATATATAAACCTCAATTTAATAAAGTTTTAGACGTAGATAATATGCCATCTAGGATAGATGAAATATTAACTAATATAGAAATGCGTGGTGGTAGACCAAGCCGTACAGGCGGTGCGAATCAACGAGATTTTGATATAGAAAGAATTAGAGGCAATATACGAGATAGTGCTAATAAAACTCCATCATCGATTGATAAAGGAACAACAAAAATTTTCCAAGACGAAGGCTACGACGCATTAAGATTCCCTCCTAGAGGATTTAAAGGTGAAAGCGATACTTATATATCTTTAGACCCTGCAAATAATTTAAAACTATTCGAAAACGTTTCCCCTGATATGGTAGACGATTTAATAAGAGAACTCGCTAGAAACCAAATGAAATAAATGACATCTAACGCAGACAAGTTAAAGTCTTTAAAAAACATAGACCTAACACATTTAACTAAGGCAGAAGCTAAAGAGTTTACTGTTCTATTAGAAGAATTAGAAAAACGAGAGTTTCAAGAAAAAGCCACAAGTACCTTCATGGATTTTGTTAAATCTATATGGAAAGAATTTATTAACGGCGACCATCACGTAAAAATGGCGAAAGCTTTTGATGATATCGCTACGGGTAAATTAAAACGTTTAATTATTAATATGCCTCCTAGACATACAAAGTCTGAGTTTGCATCACATTTGTTCCCTGCATACTTATTAGGTAAAAACCCTAAATTAAAAATAATAGAAGCAACCCATACCGCTGACCTTGCAGTTAACTTTGGTAGAAAAGTTAGGGATTTAATTGATGGTGAAGAATATAAAGAACTATTCCCAGATACAGAACTAAAAGCAGATAGCCGTTCTGCGGGTAAATGGCTTACAAATAAAGGCGGCGAATATTACGCGGCAGGTATTGGTGGTGCATTAGCAGGTAGAGGAGCGGATTTGTTTATTATTGATGAC